GAGGCTTTACTAGCCTATCAGAGTCCGTAGAGCCTGAAATGGTGACTTACATTATGAATAACGTACTAGACGTACAGGTTAAAGCGGCTAATAAATACTTTGGCTGTACGGATAAGTTTATTGGAGATGCAGGCATGTTTCATTGGAACACTATTATCCCTCAACCTGACCATCACAATTTAGCTTTGCAAGCCGCTAATGAAATTGAAAGTAATATTATTGAGCTAAATAAGAAATTTAAAGATGAAGACATACCAGAAATTGCCATAGGTATAGGTGTTAATTCTGGTGTTTGTATAGCAGGAAACTTTGGAGCTACTGATAGATTTGCATTTAGTTTAATAGGAGATCCTTGTAACGTAGCGGCAAGACTAGAATCAAGTACAAAAGTAGCCGGTGTAGGCACATTGATAGGCGAAGAAACGGCTAAATATTCCTGTTACCCTTTAAGAGAGTTAGCCCCTATCGAGGTCAAAGGAAAAGCTAAACCTCTGAAAGTTTATACTTGGGCTGAAAACGTTTAAACAGAAAATAAATAGTGTATACTTTATTATTATGAGAAATTACAGAAAAGAATACGACAATTATCAAGGCACTAATAAGCAAAAAAAAGATCGTGCCGGTAGAAATAAAGCTCGTAGAACAATGAAAAAATCCGGCAAAGTAAAGAAAGGTGATGGTAAGGAC